GACTGGAGATGCTCATTGGCAATACCCAGCTGACCGCCCGTGGCCATGACCTCGTTGATCTCATCCGTGGAGGTGGCGATCTGGGTAGACATCTTCTTGGATGCCGCCGCCAGCTCCTCGAACTCTTCTTCAGTTGCATCTACTGTTTTTCTGACGGATGCGAAGGAACTCTCAAAGTCGATGCTGGCCTTGACCGCTGTCGTGCCCAGCGCCACAATGGGCGCGGTCATCGTAGTCGTCAATAGCTGTCCGGCTTTGGACATGGACTGGCCGACCTGATCGCACTTCTTCCCGAAGGATTCCATGCTCTTTCCCGCTGCAGTCCATGCAGACTGGGCAGTTTTGAGTTCCTTATTGGTTTCTTCGATCTCAGCGCGGGTCTGCTTCAGCTCCGCCCTTGCATTGGTCAGTACGGTTTCCGCATCTGTCACCGCATCGTTGGCCTGACGAATCTTATCATCGTCCATGACGGCCTGCGCCGCACTGAGCTGCTCCTTTGCCGCTGCCAGCTGACGCTCGTATTCCTCGACAGCCTGTGTCTGAAGCTGTTGCTTTTCATTCAGCAGAGTGAGCTTGGCGGTGAGACCCGCAGCGGACTTATCAAAATCCTTGACCCCGGCAGCAGCCAGCTTGAAGCGACTCTCCGCCTGTTTGAGCTGTTTACCGATGCTGGTGATGGACTGCTCAGTCTGCTTGATTTCTTTTCCAGCAGCTTCCCAGTTTGTTTTGGATAGAGCGAGGGCCTCGTTGGTTTCCTCGATCTCTGCTTCGGTAGTACGCATCGCGGCGGTAGCTTCATTGAGCGCCGTATACGCATCCGTCACCGCATCGGTCGCCTGACGGATTTTATCGGGATCGTTGACCGACTGAGCCGCCTGAAGCTGTTCCTTTGCAGCGTCCAGTTGTGCGCGGTACTGAGAAAGGGCCTGCGTCTGAAGCTGATATTTGCTATTGAGCGCATCGAGCTTATCGGTCAGCCCCGCTGTGGTCTGCGCATAATCCTTGGAACCGGCAATCAAGGAGCGATAGAAGCTATCCACTTCCCGCATTTCCTTGCCGATACTGGTAATTCTCTGCTGGCTTTGGGTGATTGCCGTGGTAGCGGTGCTCCACTGCGTTTTGGAGAGCGCCAGCGCATCGTTGGTATCCTTGATCTCGACTTCGGTGATGCGCATCGCGCCCACGGCTTCATGAAGCGCAGCATTTGCTTCCGTGACCGCATCCGTTGCCTGCTGGATTCTTTCGGGATCGTTGACCGATTGCGCCGCAGCCAGTCTTTCTTTCGCCGCATCCAACTGTTCCTGATACTGAGCCAACGCCTCCGTCTGGAGACGGTATTTTTCGTTCAGTGCATTGACCTTGTGCGTAAGGCCCGCTGTGGACTGCTCATATTCCTTAGATCCGGCAACCAGAGACCGATAGAAGCTATCCACCTCGCGCATCTGCTTTCCGATGCTGCTGATGGCCAGCTGGTTCTGCTTCATCGCATCTCCGGCGGATTGCCAGTTGGTACGGGAGATCGCAAGGGCCTCATTGGTATCCTGGATTTCGGCCCCGGTGATCTTCAGGGCAGCATTGGCATTATTCAGAGCAGCCTGCGCATCCGTAACCGCATCCGTCGCCTGCCTGATCTTCTCAGGATCGTTGACGGCGTTTGCGGCGGCGAGTCTCTGCTGGGCAGCAGTCAGCTGGGTTTGATATTCGGCAACCGCCTGCGTCTGAAGCCGCTGCCTCTCATTGAGAAGGATCAATCTTTCCGACAACCCCGCCGTAGACTGGTCAAAGTCCTTCACGCCGGCAGAGGCCAGCTTGAAGGTGCTCTCCGCCAGCTTCATCTGCTTGCCGATGCTGACGATCTCCAGCTGACTCTGCTGGATGGTCTCCCCGGCAGAAGCCCATTGGGTCTGCGACAGTTTTAAGGCAGATGAACATTTCTCAATATCGGCGCTGGTCTGTTTAATGGCGGCCTGTGCGCCGTTGAACTTTGTCTGCGCGGAGCTGACCGCGTCTGCGGCGTTCTGTGTGGCTTTGGCAAGGGCGACATTCTGGCCCTGCAAGAGCTTGACCTCCTGCACGGCTTCACGGTACTCTCCCTTGAGCGCATCCAGATTGGCCTTAACTGCAATCGTAGCGGAGTCCGATTCACCCAGATTGCGCACATACTCCCGGTATGCAGATGCCGCCTGCCGGACTTCTTCCTTCAGAGCTGCCTGACGGTCCTTTGCGTCCACCAACCGCTGGGCGTAGTCATTCTGGCGGTCATAGCATTCACGGAGCTTGCTGTTCGCTTGCGTCAGCGCCTTTTCATACTGACCGACTGCATCCTGCTGGAGCTTCAGCGTCCGCTCCAGCGTAGACAGCCTGGCGGACAAACCCATCGTGGTGTTTTCAAAGTTCTCCACACCCGCAGCGGCCAGCTGGAAGTTGGATTGTGCTTCCTGGATTTGCTTGTTGATGGACTTGATGTTCCTTGTGAAGTTGTCCGAGTTCAGCGACAGGCGTACCACCAGATCGCGGAGTGTTTCGCTCATTGATTCTCACCACCGTTGTAAAACCTTTTTCTGGTTGTTGATTTTTTAGCGCATTCCGAGTATAATAAAAGTAAGGAATCCAATGATTCCATTGAATGGAGGGATATTATGGAGCTTGCCAAGATCACCAGCAAAGGGCAGATCACGCTGCCCATCAGCATTCGTCGTGCGCTGAAGCTGAAGGATGGAGATAAAGTCGCTTTTGTTGAGCAGAACGGTCAGTATGTTCTGACCAATCCTGCGATGCTTGCCATTCAGCAGCTTCAAGACGCTTTCGCCGGATTCGCTGAAGAAAACGGTCTCGAAACCGAAGATGATGTAGTCGACCTCGTCAAAGAAATTCGTGCTGAAAGGAAAGCAAAGCGCAATGAGGATCGCACTTGATACGAATGTTCTTTTATCAGTCGCAGCTTTCGGCAGCAAACGACTTTCCGTGATGCTCGCTTGGATCTGCCAAATGCATCAGCTCGTTTTGAGTTCCTATGTGGTGGATGAATGCTATGAGGTCGTTGAACGCAAAAAGCCCAGCCTCATTCCTGCGCTGGACAAATTTTTCGAAGCGATTTCTTTCGAGCTTGTTCATTCTCCCGCATCCATGCCGGAACATGATCTGTTCACGATCCGTGATGAAGATGATGAAATGGTGCTGTACACAGCGATCAAGGCGGATGTAGACATTCTCATTACAGGTGATAAGGATTTCTTCGATTTTGAGATTGAGAAGCCTGAAATCCTCACGCCGCAACAGTTCATGGCCAAATACATGGCCATGTAAGCATTGCAATCAGCCCGGTTTCATATTCGGCCATACCTCGTCGATGAACTTTCGGCGAGGTTCTTTCTTTTTCTTCTCGCGCTTGGCGTTCCATGCGCGTATCTTGAGGAAGCCCAGCATATCCATCTCATCGATTTCCTTCATGCGCCACCCACCCTCCAAAAGGGAGTTGTAGGTGGAGAGAATGAAATCGTAGAGGTTCATGTCCGAAGCATCCTCGTCCTCTGCGGTCAGGTCGTCTCCGTCTGAGTCTCTTCCTTGACCGCCATCGTAGGGAAAGCATCCAGCACCGAGGTCGTCTGGGTCTGCACCGCCATGATGGCCAGCGCCATGTCATGCATCAGTCGATCCACGGGGTAATTGTCCAGTACCTCATCCGGGGTGAACTGGTTTTGGAAGAGGATGCAGAACCAATGGATCATCACGTCCATTGCTTCGGGAATGGTCAGCTGATCCGCGTCCGGGATGATCTCTCCCTTGACTGCCGCATTGGATATGGCGAGGACGCGGTTATACATTTTCGCGGCAGGCTCCAGCTCACGCAGCGCACGGCCTGTCACGAAATCAACAGAATACTTCTTATCGCCCAGCGTACAGGTGATCATGGCATTTCGCTCCTTTTCATGTCATAGACAGACCGCCGCAGGAACTTCCCACGGCGGTCACAGGGATATAGTTACGCTCCCGTGAAGGAGGGCGTATAGACGGAATCCAGGAAGGTTGCGGCCTTGGAAGAGTCGAACCCATTCTCTCCTTCATCGGCGACAGCCTGATACTGGCCATCGTGGGTGCGCTTGATGGCGGTCCATTCCACCTCGCCCGTCTGACGGGTGATGGTCTTTCCCTCACGGGTCTTGTAGTTTTCGGTCAGGGGCTTGGCACGGACCTTGTACAACCAGACGTAGCGGTACTTGTGGTTGGACTTCTCGGACTTGAAGCCAACCGCAAAGTACGGAGGCTTATCCGATGCAGAACGGATCAGAACACCGTTGTCGTCGATCTTGTTGCCGAAGATCATCTCCTGGATTTGCAGCGGAATATCCGCCATCTGGGTCTTAAATGCCACTTCAGGATCGGCATACAGCGTATCGAACTCGATATCGTCGGCGTACTGGATATCCGGGTCAGCGTTTTCAGGCGTGATGGATGCCTCGATTGCACCAGCTACCAGCTGAAGAGTACCATAGGTCAAAGTCTCTTCGGTATCCTCCGTCAGCGGAGCCAGCACCATGTTTTTCAGTCCCACGGTCGAGGAAACCGTAGGCGATGCAGTTGCAGCAGCCATAGTTATTTACCTCCATATGTTACTTATCGTGTTGAGTTATTTCCCGATCTCTTCCCGCAGGACGCCCTTCATGATCTCATATGCTTCATCTGCGCGAGTGTCAAAGGCAGGGCGCACGAAGGGATGCGCAGGTGCAGGAGCAGGTCCACCGTGGCCAAATTCGACCGGATTCGAATAAAACGTGCCCTTTTCGTTGTAATGAACGCCGATGGTGATGGCCT